ATATTGTTTGTCAGCCATATTGGTAATTCGGAAGAGCGAGAACAATGGGATGCTAGCAACCGCCGGGAGCATCGTTCTTGAAGTCGGGCATCTGGGGCGGCGGTGCTAGATCCCTAGCGTTGTGCCTATTCATCCGCGCTCTCTCGACACACCACGCATCGAGCCAGTCCCAATGCAGTTCCGAGTCTTCGGGATATGTGTTTGCGCCCAGCTTCTTGCCTTCTTGGGCGGCTTTCTTGCCAGCTTCGCGAGCGCGGATGCTTTCGAGTATTTGTTCGTGTGTTTTCATGCTGTGGGTCGTTCAAGGCACAACAAGCCGGATGCAGGCAACGGCTCGTATGGCGTCTGTCGTGTCATCGGTGTTTCCCGCTCGCCGTCGCCTGATCCGGGACGTTCAGGCTTGGGTGTTTCGGGTCCACTAGACAGCGGAGCGTGTAGATGTATGCGTCTGCGCAGGTGTCTCCCATTGCGCGGCGGCACTCGTAGATTCCAATCAGAGAGACTTTGGCGATGTCGCTGTATTCCCTTCCTTTTTGAAAGTGTTCTCGGACCTCTTCGTCGGTTTCTGGCACTCCAGTTCTTGTCATGGTAGTCTTGGGTAATCCGAGCCTGAACAAAACGGCGCAGAACAACGGCTCGGGGCTGTTCTGTCGTGTTTCATAAAGTCATTCGCTCGCGGAAGTTTTTAACCCCGCCGAATCGGGACCAGTCAGCTTTCCCGCGAACGCCGCACCTGTCACATGTGCAGTCGAAATCGCGCATCTCGGTATAGATTGCCGAAAGCGAAGATGTGGCATCTGACGCTGACCAATCATGCCCGAAAACACGGCACCAAAACCGAACAAATCGGATGCAGGTAACGCTCGAAGGTTGTTTTGTTGTGCTCATAAAGTCTTTCGCTCGCGTTCCTGATCCGATTTGTTCGACTTCTGAAAAGCGAGTTCAATAGTGCGCCAAAGTTACTTTACGTCAATCATAATATTAAATATTATTGCATCTTATGTTGCCCTAATAGCCGGGATGTCGCTTCCATTGCCGATGATCTATCGGCTTCCGGCGCACGCGCTGGGCTCCACGGTAGAGAGTCGCGCCCCCGATGGACACCAGACCCATGCCGAGCCCGAGAATATCGTCGTCGTGGCACCCGGCCCGCGCCGTCTCCTTGCCATTTTTATCGATAATGAACGTCTTTGCTTCCTTGAGAATATGCGGGCATGGAATATCTATCGCGCCGTCGCGTAAATGCGCGGCCAGACTCACGACAATCTCGCGCCGTTGGTCCCTGTCCTTGAGTTTGTAGCCGTACTGGAGCTTGGGCGGGCCGTCTCGGTCGTGCAGGTCGATAACCTCACGCTTGAACAGCGGAACACCCCTATCTTTCAGGCCCTTGAGGACGTAATGCCCCATGTTGATCTCCAGAACAACGAGGCAGTCGCCATAGAATGCCGACAGGTTCGCGATGTGGTCAATGATGACATCTCCCTCCGAGGTGCACGGCGGGCGCACGCGGGCGACAACCTTGTGATTCCTCCAAGTGTCCCCTTCGACGTATCCGGCTCGCAGCACACCGATAGAATGCCGGTCAGGGTCTTTTCCTTCCGTCTGGTCTTCGCCGGTCGCCGGATCGCACCAAACGAGATATTTGCACCCAGCCCGTGGCCGCTCAAAAATCTGGATAGGTGAATAGTTGTCGTATTGAGGGACAAACACAACTCCGTCACGCTGCGGAGTCAAAGCGCCCTCTTCCGTGGTGTAGTTCACCAGCTTCCTTTCAAGGTTCACAATCGCCCCCATATTGAACCGTGGACGGCCCGAAGAAAGGAAGCAGGAAACATCATCTTCGGGGTAATAGGAGTCAAAAAGGGACTCATCACCGCCGCACTCCGAGAAAAGCATGTCCCGCCTCCATGCGATCTGCTCGATGCTCCAACCGTAGGTTGCAATGCCGTTCGCCTCGCGTGGAGTCAGTTTGTCGGAGATTGTTGCACGCTCGCCCGACGACACGGGCCGCCAGTTCTCGGGAAACTCCCACCACGCCGCGAACACCTTCACCCAACCGTTGCCGGGTTTGCGGTTTCCCTTCTTTAACTCTGCAATGAAGTCGTCCAGGTTGAGCGCCCCCGGCATGTCTTTGGTCCCGTGATACTGCTCAAAAAACCAGCCCGAGGCACCGTCTGGCGTGGACTCCGCAATGACGAGCTGATTGATACTTGGCAAGATGCCCGCCATGATGGCCTTATCGTCTTTCACTCCACCGCGAGGGTATTTGCACACCTCGGAGAGCAACGCGGCTTGCCGGGTGCGTCCAATGCCAGCGTTTGGCGTCTCTGCGGAGGTGATCTGACACCGGGAGCCGTTCGCCCAAGCCAACTGATCGGAAAGCGGGTCCAGCGGGTTCCGCCATGGGTATAGGTCGGCTTTGGAGAGCGTCTTCATGCGTAGCAGCACCTCCTTAGACGATGGCTTAACGTCCGTCATGATTACCGAGTCAGTCGCGAAACGCTGCGAGTGATGGTAAATGATGTGATTGGAAGCTGTCGTCCCCCCGCACTGGCGGATCTTGAGCCCAAGGATTCGGATCTCGAAATCGAAATCAACCGCCTGCATGACGGCGAGAAGCGTCTCGTATGCCTCAAATAGCCGCCGCTGAAACGTGTTTGCGGTCGGGGTGAAGAGTTGCTTCGTCCGCTCGTTTTCGATCTTGGCCATTGTCTCAAAATGGACGAGAGCAGACGTTGCGGGGAGGTGACTATCGGGCGAATCGGGCATACGGGGTAACTCCGCGCCTGTTCTTTCTCCTCGCAAGGGGGCTCACCCCCGGTTTTGGGGCTTACCAAAGGTTGAGGGTTTTACCGAAGGCTTCTGCGCGTTGTGCGGCGGTCGCGTGGAGCTTGGCAATTTCCCCCACCAATTCCAGCTTCGACATTTCGACCGCGTAGCGGAATGGCCACGGGAAGTCAAAGACTGGATCATTGCCCTCCTTTATGATGATGACCTTTTCAGCTTCGTGCATCGCGTTGAGGTCGTTGAAGTAGTCGGGCGGCGAATAGTGCATTTTCCCGCCGTAGGTCCACACGGCCTTACCGAAGTACCTTTCGGCCTTGATACCACAAGCCTCCGCGATCTTGATGCGCTTCTCGGGCCTAAGCATTCCCTTAGACGAATTTATTTGAGTTCCGTTTTGCATTTTCGTTTTATTAAATCGTGAATACTGAAATACCACTCCCGAGGGTTATTTGGTCCGTTTTTTCTTGGACTCAGCGGCCTTCAAGTGGGCATTAAGGATCTCACGCATTAAGGCGAGACGGTCGGTACCGAGGCGGGTAGCTTCCGCTTCGATTAGCGCCAGCATTTCATCCGGCAGGGTCAATGTGACCCGCTCTATTCCTTTCTTTCGTTGATTTGCCATTGGGTGTCATACACCCGCACAAAATAAATACAAATTGTTTTTGACAGGGTGTCATACACCCTTTAGCAATTGGGTGTCAGCCACCTTACCATTAAATCATACTCCAGCCTTACAATGTCACGCATCACACTAACTCTCGATGAAGAACTAGCAGCCAAACTGCGCGAAGCTGCAAAGCAAGACGACCGCCCTATGTCGTCCGTCGCTCGAATCGCTTTCACCAACTACTTTGCCAGCTTGCCACAATCCAAGCCATCCACCGCGAAGAAAGGAGGGCGCAAGTAATGCCCCCGAAACCATACACCATCTCCCTTCCTGATGCCCACGTTCAATTCTTGGACCGTGAGGCCAAAAAGAAAGGCATGAATCGCTCCGAATACGTTCGGAGCCTGATCCGCGCCAAGATGGACGAAAAGAAAGGAGGCAAGTAGTTATGGCCGCCAACATCTCGGAACTCTTGAAGAAAGCGGAAGCCTTGCCACCGCAGGGCGAGACATCGAACAAATGGGCGAAGTTTGCGCCCGTGGTTCAAACGCTTCTGGATAAGGGATATTCTGTCTGGACCGCGACTCAATGGCTTGTGGAGCAAGGGGTAGTTCCTGAGTCCAGTAAGCGGACCGCATATCATTCCATCCTACAGCATCGCCAAAGGGCGAAGAAATAGCGCCCTCAACCAGTCCACCAACCGACCCAGAACCCGGTATGACAACAACACCCGATCAAGACACAGACCTGACCGCTTCCGAATGGATGGCGGCACTTTCCCCCGACTTTGTAGATGCTATCTGCATTGTTGCGGAAGACCTCAATCGAAAGACTTATCCGTCTAGCCGTTCGTGGCTAAACGACGCGATCAACGACTTTGCCAAGGTATTGGAAACCGTCACAAGCGGAAGCATCCAATCGCAAAACGTCGCCATCTCAGCACTGGCCGCCCGCCTGATTGCTAAACTCGCAGACCAACGGACGAAATGAAACTACGCCCCGACACTTCCCCTCTCGTCGATCTCTCTCGGCACCGCACCCGCCGCGAGTACGAGCAGTCCTCTTGGTTGCGCGAGATCGCCCGTGCCTTGGTCCTGTTTGTGTTCGGTGCTGCGCTCGTCGCTGGCTGGATCTGGGCGGTTCTCACTTTTAACCCAGTCCTGCCATGAGATCGCGCACCTTCGACTTTGAGCGTTACATCGAGCACGAAGATGGTAGCGAAACTACGTTGACCATCGAGTGCAAAGTATGGGCCGGGTGTCCCGCTGGCTCACCTGAGTACCGAGGAGGCCCACCCATGGAACCACCCCAAGACCCAGAACTGGAGATCCTTTCGATCAAAAAGGACGACGGGACCGAATACGAAGCCACCGACGCCGAGCGCAAAGAATGGGAAGCTGACGCTTGGGAGAACATTCCTGAACCTGATTATGCAGAATATGAAAGAGATTGAAATTAAAGTAGCCTATCAACCCGGCGCTCCATTGCTCTCCGAACAACTTGCGGGACATGTGGCACATCGCGCAGGCAAGACGCTGGATAAATACGCGGAAGCTATCCGCAATTTGGAGCGGGCCGAACTGCTCACAGAGCGGGAGGTAAGCAAGGCGTTCGACCGCCTCACCAGTCGCATTCAAACCGCCGTCAATCGGTGGCTTACCCGCGACAACTAACCCCTGTCCCTCAACCCACAAACCCAAATCCTACACCATCGTATGCAAACCATCGAAGTCACCCCCGAAGCCCCACAAACCGCGCTTGTGCCAATCACAGACGCTTCTCTCCCGCCGTCCCTGCTCTCCAGTATCGAGGCAGGATTCAAAGACTCCTTTGCCAAAGCCGAAGAATGGAGAATCAAGGCCATGGCCATCAAAGTCACGGATCTCTCGCAGACCGCTGAAATGAAAATGGCGCGAATCGCCCGTCTTGAACTGAAAAACATTCGAGTCGCCGCTGCCGGGTGCGATTGTGGGCCGATCTCCAAAGACGATTAACCCATGAACCTCGAAACCTTCGCCGCCCTCTCCTTCATCATCCTCCACTGCATTGGACTCTACAAACTGGCCCTCTGCCTCCAAACCCACATCGACCGATAATATTCCATCTCATGTCATCACTTCTCGAATCCATCAACAAAGTCCGCGCCCTTGGTATCGTGGTCGTCAAAACCGCCCGAAACACGGGTATCAACTCCGACTACGCCAGCTATGCCGACGTTTGGGATAGCCTGCAAGGCGCACTCACTGACGTTGGCTTATCGGTGGGCTTCAAGCCATCCACCGTTCGCCATGTCGATTCCTCCAACGCCACGAACTCCGCGTGGATTCAATCGCTCGTCATGGAGGTGAGCAACGGCACCGATACGGATAGCGTCACGTTCGATGTCCTTTTTCCCGAAGGAAACCGAGGCGTGAACCTCACTCAACGGCAGGGGATGGCGCACACCTACGGGAAGCGGTACGCGCTCGTCGATTACTTCCATCTGATTGTTGGCGACGACGACGACGCACAGCGCCTTGGCCAGCCGGTCAACGAGCAGGCCGCGCCGACTCCGCAGTCGAACACGCCATGGACGCGCCTTTGCCACGTTCCAAGCATGGGCCACTTCTGCGAGGAAGCGCAAGGAGGCTGGACAACATTGGCAGACCCTTCGGACGCCAGCGGGGTTTCGACCTTGGGCGATTTGTCCCCGGCTCGACTGAATACCCTCGGACTTGCCAACCCGGCACACCCAGGCCTGAACGCATGGCGGGCCGAATTGATCGAGGAACGCGCCAAGACCAAAGGCGTCAAGTCGTGGAACCAACTCCACAAGGAGCACGGCAATCTCAACCTTCCCGAGTTCTTCGAGGAATGCACCGGCCCGCAGTTGGTCGCAATCGCTCTGGCCCTCAAATAGCACCTGTATGGCTGATCTACCAACACCGGAAACAGACAACGCCCCTAAGTTCTACTTCGGGGATAATCGGCCAAGTATGGAAACGGAATGTGTTTCCGCTGACTTTGCCAGAAACCTTGAACGCCAGCGCAATGAGCTTCTGGGGCAACTCCAAAACCTGAAGGAGTGGGCCACGAATTGGGATTCTCCATTCATTGACGACCCTGAATTTTCTTGGGAGCCGATAGACGCAGCAATCGCCAAAGTGAAGGGGGCGCAGCCATGAACTGGACCGACTACACCAACAAGGAACTTCCCCTTCCCGGCACACTGATACCGGGCAAGTTCGGATACCGCCGCATCCCTGCCGCTGAGTACCACGCATTCCCGGCCATCTCTGCCGGGTTGCTCAAGTGCGACACGCCCGCCGAGATGTTCGCCAAGATCACGACTCCGCAGAAGGACACCGACGCACTGACGGACGGTACGCTTGTTCACATGGCCGTTCTGGAGCCGCAGACATCTTGGGCGTCTGCCTTTGCGCTCGCTGAGATCCCGATCAACCCGCGCACCGGCTTACCCTACGGCGAGAATACCAAGAAGGGCGAAGAGGCTTGGGCGCTCGCACGGGAGGCGCACCCAGGCAAGATTATTGTCACCGAGGAGAGTTTGAAGGAACACCTTAAAACCTGCCGCCAGCTTCAACAAGCTTTACACATGAACGCCGACGCCATGAGCGAGCTACAGGACTTCGAGGGCGAGGTTTCTGGCATCCTCTGGCATCCTCGGTGGAATTGCTGGGTCAAGTGGCGGCCAGACATTCTACCGAAGCACATGAGGTATCTACCCGATGTTAAAACGACTCGCCGCCATCCTCGCCAATTTGAAAAGGATTGCTGGGAATACGGCTATCATTTGCAGGCAGTTTGGTACGCGCATTGCCATGAGCTTCTACTCTCGGTTCTAAACCTCGCTGTTACGAAGACGCCGTTCATTGTGCTTGCCAAGGACCAAGAAGGCCGCGCACCTCGCCCGCCGATGTGCCGGGTCGCGGATCTCCCGCTTGATCCTTCGTTGAACCGTGGCGTCAAGTTCGCCCGTGGTGCTCTTGGCATCCCCGAGGGACTGAGCCGGGTAGATCGGTTTCTTGAATGCGCCCGCCAGTATGTCGAGGCAGGCGAGCCGCAGGACTTCGCAGGAATCCGCCGTTGCTGGCCAGCCTACGAGTTTGAGCAGGGTGAAACAGGCCGCTGGTTGCTCGCAGACTAACCCATATTATTCCATCTTATGCCACGCCAAAAAACACCAATCAAACCGCCGACCCGGCTAGAGCTTCTGCTTTTCGCCAGACTCGGGGATCGCTACACCATCAACCATCCGAGACTCTTTCACCGTCTGTCTATCGTCTCCGCAGGCGTTAACACCCTTCGGACCTGTCTCAAGCCTGCCATTTCTCACGCCGTAGCCCGTGAAGCTATCGCGGATCTTTGCGTCCTTGGCTTGCTGAGATCGGAGAGAGGGATGAGCGAAGGAGGTAGCCGCAAGTCCATCCTGATTTACAGCTTGTCGAAGGCTGGGCAGGAACTACTCGCCAAGTCGAAGGGAGGGCAGGAATCATGAAGCACCTTTCTTTCCATGTTATCGGGGAGCCAAAGGGCCAGCCGCGCCCTCGGGCAGTTCGTCGCGGATTCCGCGCCGGGGTTTACGACCCTGGCACCGCAGACGGCTGGAAGTCCCTTGTTCGTCACGCCGCCAAGGATGCGCTGAAAGCGGTTCAATCGACTGAATCAAGGCCCATCTTCACCGGACCTCTTCGCGTTGACATCATTTTGATATTCCCTCGCCCGAAGGCTCATTTCCTCAAGGCTGGACTTCGCCCAAACGCGCCGATGTATCACACAGCCAAGCCCGACCGCGACAACTGCGACAAGGCGATTCTTGACGCTCTTGGAGCCGAAGAACTGCAACTCTGGCGCGATGACGCCCAAGTGTGCGCTGGCGAAGTCACCAAACGCTACGCCGGGAAGGATGAAGCTTCCGGCGCTCGCATCAACATTTTGGCTCTCGATTGAGAACCAACAACCCAAACCATACCCATGAAAACACCTGAGCAAGACCTCAAAGATAAAGCCCGCTTCGACTACCTCAAAAGTCGCGGGATTCGCGGACTCTCTAACCGCCTCGTCAATCCATACAGCGGAAAGAACAGCGCCCAACGCCAGCGACTCCTGGTGAGCCATTGAACACCCCAAACATAAGACACCATCGTATGAAGAACGAACTGAAACTACACGAACAACCCGTCTCCCCAATCTGGGAGCCATGCACCGAAACCCGCATCCTCCGTTGCCGGGTCAACTCCGAGGAAACCAATATCCTCGCCAAAGAGCAATCGGAGATCATCCAGCAAGTCGCCCGACTGGAGGACGCCAAGAAGGCCAGCGCCAGCGAGTACAAGGCCCGCATCGAAGAGAAGCAGGCCCGAGGCTCGCGCATCGCCGGTATCATCATCACGGGCGAGACTGACCGCGAGGTGAAGTGTGAATGGTACTTCGAGTGCTCTGGCTTCGACTCCCACACCGGAGAGCGGATCTATCACCCCGAGAAGAAGGCGCCGTTCGTCTCGACACCCTGGAATTGATCGAGGTGAAGGACATCACCAACGAGGAACGCCAGATGGCGCTTCCGATCTCCGAGGAGGAGCCAACCTAACCCCTTTCGGTCCCGTGGCAGTTCCGGCGCATGTCGCCGGGTTCTGGGCTGCCACGGGTGCCGATTACAAACACAACACCCATGGACAGAAAAGACATTCTTTTGAGGGCTGCTTACGACATCATTAAACGCTCCACAATGAACCACTTCGTTGAAGAAACGGGGGCAATCCTCGCGCATTACGACGGCGCTGATTGTGACGGACTCTGCATAATGGATGACATCGCTATAGAGCTTGGTCTTGATGATAGGGAGTCGCCAATTCCGCTTCAAGGCAATGCCTGAAAATAGATCTATGACCGCCACGCCCTCCAGCTACCTCGTTCCTGACTCGTCGCCACCCGTCGCGATTGTCGGACTGACCATGCCAGCGTTGCACCAGAAGTACACCGCTGCCGGGAAGTGCATGTTCCGCGAGGTGGGTGTTCCTCTGCCGTCCGAGGCGGCATTCCGGCGCTCTTGGGCGAAGGACAAGCGGCAATGGTTGTCCCGTGGGTTCAGTCTCCGCAACCATAACGGGAAGTGGATGCTGCAACAGTGGCTCGCCATCACGCCCGAGGGTCTGAAACTGACAACCATCGGAATCGAGCGACTGGAGGCCGCCAGCCAGCCACAACCGCAGCAGCAGGCGCTTAACCTGATCCCGGCTGAGATCCACCTCGACTTGCCCGAGTTGTCGGCTGAGATCGTCGCGAAGCTCCGAGGCTATCAAGTGGAACCTGCCCGCCAGCTTTATCGCGCACTGTCCAAAGGGCGCGAGGAATGGGGGTATTCTGGGGCTGCGGATTTTTCGGATGGCGGAAGTGGCAAAACTTATATGGATATTGCCGCCGCCTTGCAACTTGGAAAGCGGATCGGTGTTCTTTGCCCGAGCGTAGGCGAAGCGGGATGGCGCAAGGCCTTTGTCCACTTCGGAGCAGAGCCGCATTTCATCAGCACCTACGAGGCAGTTCGTGGAGCTTTTCGCCCGCACATTGCAACGATGGACTCCATGGGCAAGTTCACTTGGAAGCACCCAGAAGACCTAGTTCTGATACTAGACGAGGCGCAGGCGCTCAGAAAAGAAGAAACCCTGACCGTTCGTTGCTGCTCTGCCGCCATTCGCCAAGGCATTCCGATCATTGTTGCCAGCGCCACGATTGCAATCAGCCCGCTCGAAATGCGGTTTGCTGGTCGCGTCACTGGACTACACCAAGGGGGAGACGACTGGAGCCGCTTCCTATCTGCTCATGGATGCGTCAAACAGCGCAGTACGTGGAAGTGGGATATGCGGCATCATCACCTCCAGCGCATCCATAGCCAATTGTTCCCGCGCCGTGGGTGCCGCGTGCGCAAGCAAGACCTGGGCGACGAATGCCCAGAAACACAAATTGAGGTTCTACCGTTCGACGTTCCCGAGGGGCGCAAGATTGAGCAAGAATGGAAAGACACGCTTGAGATGATCGACCGCCTCCAACGGCAAGGAATGAATCAAGCCCGCGCCAAAATCGTGGAGAAGCAGGCCAGAATGAAGATGTGGCAGCGGTGCGAAATGACGCTGGTTCCGTACATCGCCGCCCGCATCCGTGCCGATCTGGAGGAAGACAAATCAGTGGCAGTGTTCATGAACTTCAACGAATCGCGCATTGCACTTTCCAAACTCTTGAACACGAACGCCGGGTTCTATGGAGGCCAGCCAAAATCGAGACGCCAGTATTACGAGCGGGAGTTTCAAGCGAACCGGATTCATGTGCTCGTCTCCAACATTGGAGCTGGGGGCGCTTCGGTTTCCCTGCACGACGAGCGCAGAGAGCGTCAACGGGTCAGTTACATCTTCCCAACCGATCACGTTGTTCAAATGGAGCAAGCTACGTTTCGAGTTGACCGCGTAGGCGGCAAGTCTCTCTCCGTCCAGTGGATTCCCTGCCTCAAGGGTGCCATTACCGAAAAGATGGTTGCCCGCACACGGGACAAGATGCTGCGAATTTCGATTCTCAACAACGGACTGGAAAAGGCCGTTTCACGTTTTTAACCCCAACCCCAACTATGAACACCAGCCTAGAAGCCGCCCCCCTGCCCTCTGAAGCCTCCCGCCTGCGTCTCCTCGTTCAGTCCGCGCTCCTCAACCATGGAGCCATGACTGCCGACGAGTGCGCAACGCATCTAGCCCTCTCTCCGTTGTCCATCCGGCCACGGTTCACCGAGCTAAAGAAACTCGGCCTTGTCCAAGAAACCGGCAGCCGGAGAAAAAACATTTCCGGTAAATTCGCCAACGTGCACGCCCTCGTTTAGAACATCTCATTCCATCCTATACACCCATATGTCATTCCACCCAGACACCATCGCCCCTATCTTCACGCCATTCCCAAAGATGGCCCGCCTATCCCGTCAAATCATCGTCACCGAGAAAATTGACGGCACGAACGCCTCCATTCTCATCAAGTCTCTTTCTGAGGGACAGATTGCACCCGCTTCCGCTTCGGCGGTAGTCGATGGAATGGCTATCTACGCCGGAAGTCGAACCCGCTGGATCACACCGGACTCCGACAACTTTGGCTTTGCCGCATGGGTCCGAGATCATGCCATTGAACTCTCGCAGCTTGGCGAAGGCCATCACTTTGGCGAATGGTGGGGCTCTGGCATCCAGCGCGGCTACGGACTCGCCAAGGGAGAAAAGCGGTTTAGCTTGTTCAATGTGGTGCGCTGGTGTCCACACGGCCAAACGCCAGAACAAATCCCATCCGCCGATCCTCGCATCGTGAAGTTTCAAGATGTCGCGCCCGCGTGCTGCTCACTGGTTCCCGTGATCTATCGCGGACTGTTTTACTCGCCAGCCATCGACGAGGCGCTAGATGCGCTTCGCTACGAAGGCAGTATTGCCGCCCCTGGATTTATGGACCCCGAGGGAATCGTTGTGTTTCACACTTCGGGAAATGTCGGCTTCAAAAAGACGCTCAAGAACGACGAAACCCCGAAATCACTCATCTAATGCAAAACAACAAACTCACCCGCTGGCTTTCGCGCCAGATCCTCCTGTTCTCCCTCGCCATCTCCCGGCTGGCAATCCGCCTTTACGGCTGGACCGACAAGCCGCGCCCGGTTCAGTATCCGCCAAATAGCCGCCTTCCCTTCTGGCGCTGGTCTGGAGAGCGTTCCATTGAGTCCGCCGACCTTGCCGGGGCTATCCGCGCTTCCTTTCACTCAGCATCCAAGAAATAGACATGCAAGCCTGCCCAAGTCCAACAACGCCAGACCAAGACCAAGTGATGACGCCGCCCAAGCTGGCGAGCGCGATTGTCTTCCATTTTATGCCAGCCGGAAATCTTTTAGAGCCGTGCATCGGTGAGGGCGCTTTCTCGAAATGCCTCCTTCTTTACGGAAAGCTCCACACTCACGAAATTGCATTGGGCTCCGACTACCTGATGCACATTTACAGTGATCAATGCTTTGACTGGACGATTACCAATCCTCCTTGGTCAAAGGATCTCTTCAACGCATTTCTCACCAAGACAATGCGCGAGTCTAAGAACGTCGTGTTCTTGGTCGCGATGAACAAGCTCATGACTCGTCTCCGCATGGAGATGATTGACAACGCGGGCTTTGGATTCCGCGAGATTCTCCGTGTTCCTCGCCCAAAGGAATGGCCGTCTTCCGGCTTCGAGTATGCCGCTATTCACCTTGCCCACGGATGGAAGGGCGATTGCAAAATTTCAAAACTTTAACCTCAAAACATTATGACGTTCACCTCAAAGTTTAACCTTAATCAAGAGGTCTGGTTTCTGAAAAACGACATTGTAAAAAGCGAGCAGATTAAACGGGTAACAATCGAGGCGTACGCTGGAGACGAAACCCCATCAACTCTCTACACATTCGCGTCTTACGGCGATGGTTCAGCCTATTTGCAACTCGACGAATCAAAGGTGTTCGCTTCTAAGGCCGAGCTTCTTGCATCACTTTAACCCATCTGTTACCCATGAGAAAAATAGAAATCTCCATCGACCTGACCGCCATCAAGGGCGCTCAACTACTCCAAGAGGAAGGCCGCGACGTTATCGTGATCTACCTCGACGAAAGCCGCGCCAAACTGCACAACAACGGCAAGGTTTACTTCAACCTCGAAGCCATCGAGAACAAGAACGGTCCCAACGACTACGGGAACACCCACTTTGTCAAAGAGAAGGCCACCAAGGAGGAGCGCGAGGCCCGCGAGGATCTTCCTTTCCTCGGCAACGGCAAACTGTTCGACTCCGAGGCCAAACGCGATGAACCGCGCCAGCAACGCCGGGAGCCGCCCCAAGAGCGCCGGGAGCGTCCAGCGCAACGGACGACAGCAAGCAGAGCGCCTGCACGCAATGAACCGGACGCCTCCGCGCCATGGGAAAAGGAAGACATCGACTTTTGATCTATGAACGCCCACAAAGAACCATGGCTTGCCGATAAAACAGCCACCGCGATTTACATCAAGACCGACGAGGGCAATCTCGTCTGCATTGAAGAACTGTACTCGATCTATCCGACCAAGCGGGAATACATGGAGTCGAAGTTCAAGCGCATTGTCGAATGCGTGAACGCTTGCGCTGGAATCGAGAACCCAGGCGAGGCCATCGCCAGCGCACGGACGCACTTGGAAAAGATCGTCCGAGATCGCTACGCGGACCCCGCTTCATGCGCCGATCCGTCTCACCTCGCCCAACTGGCCTTAATCGAACTCACACCAAAGGCATGACCACCCTATTCCCAGACCACCACCCCGAAACCTACCGCGAGTCCGACCACGTTGACCCGCTTTCCACGACAGAGGCCCGCCAAGCCGCCGAGATCGCCAAGCAACTCTTGGCCCTCGGGGGCTGGACCGGCGCACAAATCGAGGAACTGGAGCGTTACGCCGCTATGCAGAGCGACCACCCCGACACGTTGCAGTACGTCGAGGAAATGCGCGACGCCAGGGAACGCGAGGAGGTTTTGAAGAAATAGTTCACACAATCCTTGCATAAGATGCCATCTCATTTTAACTCATGTAACGCCGAACCGTTACCGTAACGCAATGCCTAACTACACCAAACTGTTCAACTCAATCATCACTTCGACAATCTGGACCGAAGATGACAAAACTCGCATCATGTGGATAACGATGTTGGCCATGTCCGACAAGAACGGAGAAGTCCACGCCAGCGTACCCGGCCTTGCTCGGGTTTCAGGGATGGCAATTCCAGAAGCAGAGGAGGCATTGCGTAAACTTTCATCTCCAGACTCTTACAGTCGGACGCCTGATAATGAAGGCCGAAGAATTGCCAAGATCGACGGCGGATGGGAGCTTTTGAACCATCGTAAATATCGCCTGATGGCTTCCCGAGAAGATGAGAAGGCGGCAACAGCCGAGCGGGTTAGAAGACACCGCTCAAGAGGACACGATGTAACGGAATGTAACGGTACTGTAACGGTCGGTAACGATCCTGTAACGGAAGACCTGCACATAGCAGATACAGATACAGATACAGATACAGATACAGATACAGATACAGATACAGATACTAAATCAAAAGTACCCCCTAACCCCCAAACTCCTTCGGCTTCGCCTTCGTCGGGTGAGTTGGATTTAGGACAATCAAAGGCAAAGGCAGGAATCACCGAGGGCAAGCCGTCCAAACTCCTGCCAACTACTGATCAGTCAAAGCGTATAGCCGCCATCCTCCGCCGAAGGGTAACAACGCCTTGGACCGACAAGGAGGTTCGAGCCTACAAAAAGATTGGCATCATTCCAGAAGAGGACTTGGCCGCACTCGAAGCCTACTACGCCGACAACTGGCCGCCCATGATGGGGGTCAATCAGCTTCGGCACGACCTCTTGACGCTCTTGAACAATTTCCCCGGCGAGGTCGGCAGAGCCCACACTTACGCGAAGCACGGTAAGCAAGGCATCCAAGGAGCCCACGCCAACACATCAAGACCCGTGCCACCGAAGGGACAGTTTACATGAACACAGCACTTGAACCATCCGCAAAAGAAAGCGAAGAGGCCATTCTATCCTGCCTCCTGCAACAGCCCGATTTGATCGACGAGGCGGCGGCAGTTCTCACGGAGCAGCATTTCCACTTTGCCAACCTCCGCACGATATGGGCGGCAATCCTTGGGCAGCACAACGACCAGCGGCCCGTTGACCCGCTTACGATAACCGTTCGACTTCGTGAGGCGGGGCAACTTGATCAAGTGGGAGGTGCATCCGCAGTGATGGACCTTTACACCATTGTCGCCTACACCCCGGCAAGTTTTGGCTGGCACATCGAGCAGTTGAGATTGGCTCAGACCCGCAGGCAGGCGCAAAAGGTCGGGCAAAAGGTGATAGGCTTTGCTCATGAGTCCTCGCTTGATGAGCGAATGAAGGTCATAGGAGCGGCAGAAGAGGCGATGAACGACTTGCACGCCGGACTGGACTTCGATGAGGTGAAGCCGTTCAGGCGATGGTTGAATGAAGCGGTGGACTTCGTGGAGGAGCAATTCAACCGCGACGGGCAACTTTCCGGCTATTCCACCGGGATTGATTGCATCGACTTACGAACTCTTGGCGTTTGCCATGGGGAAACGTGGATCATCGCCGGGGGAACATCGGACGGCAAAACATGCTTGGCTATGCAGATTTGCAGAGCGTTGTTTTCCGCAGAGGTGCCGACAGCCTACTACCTGACGGAATCGAGCGGGGTGCGCCTGACGCTTCGAGCCGTTGCCAGCGAGGCAAGGATCAATCTACGCTCAATCCTGACCGGCAACCTAAGCAAAGGCGAGCAGTCCAACCTGATGAGCACGATAGCCAGAATCGGGCGGATGCCGTTCTTTCTGCGACACAAGCCCGGTATCCAGCTTCAAGAGCTTCTGGCCGACATGCGCCTAGTGATGCGCAAGCACGCGGTGAAGGTGTTTTTCGTCGATTATATCCAGCGCATCGACAACTCAGCACGCGAGAACCGTGAACAGCAGATAGCCGAAATCTCCCGCAGGCTTACCGACTTCGCAAACAAGACCGGGTGCGCGGTAATCATGCTCTCACAGTTGAACGATGACGGCAAAATCCGCGAGTCCCGAGCGCCGACACACGACGCCGATGTTGTTCTCACGATATCATGCCCAGAGGAAAGGGATCAGCGAGGCAAGATAACTTGGAAGGACGAGACGCGCCGGTACATCACGGTCGGTAAGGCTCGCAATTCAGAGCGCGGAGGCAAGCCGCTGGAATTTCACTTTGATGGGTCACTCCAGACCTTCACCCAGATCAACGAAAGCGAAGAATAACACCATGGCAAAACACTCACGTTACCCACTACAGGCAGAGGAAACCGAGGCGCTTACTGCCGTCATCGAGGCGCTAAACCCAACCAATGAAGACATTCTAAAGGTGCGAGCATATTACAAAAACCGCCGCGACTCAGAGTTTCCTGGATGGCAGCAGAAATACGAAGCGGAGTTGTTGAATGCAACTGGAGCTATTTCACAAGCACACCCACAACAATGAGCCCCTTTTGGCCGAAGTTCTCCTTGGGCCGAGCGTCATCCGCCGCGCTACCGAGACAGGCGGACTCGTCGAATGCAACTGGCCTAGCTATGTCTGAAAAATCCAACACCATGAAAATCATCACATCGCACATTTTCCCACCCATCCCCGACCGCTCCTACGACTGGCTGGCCTACTACGACGGCAATGAGGACGGCCCGAAGGGATGGGGCAAGACCGCAGACGAGGCCGTTCGGGATCTTCAGGAACAGGAGTAACATACCCTTTGACTCCATAATAATATATCATAAGATGCAAGATGGCACTCAAGAAACCCAAGAAGGAAAAGCCGAAGATCAAGTTCAAGATTATCAAGGTGCGCGAGAAACGTGTTTGCGTACGTGCACCGGGCCAGTCTCAGAAGACCATGAGCATGTCCACGGTAACAATCGAGCGGGCGCAGAAGATGGCCGACATGGACGGGCGCACATGGTCGTCGTTTGTGGCGAGGCTGATCGAAAAGGAGTGGGCGAAGATGCTCAAGGAGGAGCGGAAGTGAGTACGCTTACTTTAACTGAGTTTAAGGTCATGGACTCAGACAAGGTTTTTGGCATTAAATCTCCTTGTCCATACTGTGAAGGGAAAATCACAGCCAGCGCGAACGCATGGGAGGAGGATGGGGATGGTAAGTTCTACGCTACCGATATTGACATCTTCTGCTCAAACGAGCCAGATCTCGACGACGACGAAGCTTGGCATAACTGGAATCTCGAACACGGGCGGGGAGACGATAACGAGGCATGGCACCAACTCCATGAACGCATTGTTCGATCAATGAAGGCTAGAATCAGATTTGAGTTCCTGTGAACAAGTTCCTGATCACCGCAGAAACCGCAGGAGGCAGGCAGTACCTACAAGGTCCGCGCCCGCCGAAGCTCGTCCAAAAGTCCGGCTACGGCTTCACCCTGGAGCAGTCCAAGGCGTGGCCGTTCGACACCGAGAAAGCCGCCGCCAACAAAGCGCGGATTGTGAACGCGCACATGGGGTGGGGTAACAGGTGCAAGGTAGAATAGCTTACATGAACTCAATTGACCACATCAAGAATCAGGTTTTGCGACTGGAACCGGGTCAGCAAATAAAGGTAAGCCGCCGATTACTTAAAGCCTGTGAGCCGCCTCCAGCTTTTGCCGGGATCATGCGAGAAACAGCAGCAGATCGCATTTTGGAAAGCATTGTCGGGAGCGCCTACGAGTACTGGTATGAAGAAGACCCCATGGATGGGCATTTCATCTTTGGGCGACTCAATCAACCCCTGACCAATGGAAGCAGGACTTACGTTTCGCCTGATCGTCGGGACCGTTACCGTAAAGGCTTGCGCTTTTGGCATCCATTGAACAGCCCTACCCCTTCCGCGACCGCATCACCCGAAGCGCCTCTTTCAGCGCCCTGACCTCCGCATGGACGTAGGACCGCTGGACCGCTGGCGACTTGTGCGCCGTCACCAGCCGCGCCAGTTCGCCGCTGATGCCTGCCGAGGTCAGCCGGGTAGTCATGGAGTGGCGCAAGCTGTGAAAGCTCCGCAGATTGACCACGCGAGGCCCGCGCTTGATCGGGCAAGGGTCAATGCCTGCCGCCCGCATCCAGACAAGAAACGCCTCGGAGACTCGCCCGCTTCGATTGTCGCCTCCCTTGATGCTCTTGAAGCCACCTAGCCGCCGCAGTCGAAGCGCGATCCAACTTGGAATCGGCAAAACGACGGTCCTCCCCTTCCGTTTTGTCTTTTCGGGGAGAAGCGTCAACAACCATCCAAACTCAGGATCTCGCGCCAGTTGGTCGGGAGTCACATCGAGCAGGTCTTGAAGTCGGTGGCCGGTATGCCACCCGATCCCCAAGAGCGCCGTCCAGTCGTGCGCTTTGTTCTTCCGCATTACCCGCAGCATCGCCGCGCATTGAGCATGGCTGATTGTCTCCTTGGCAACTGAATCGTTGTCGATGCGCTTCACAAGCACGGTTGGATTGTTGGACCTATGCCCGAGGTCAACAGCTCGCCCGAACACCATGGAGGCAAAATTCAAATGGCCGTTGGCAGTCGTGACACTGAACTTGGCCTTCATGTCTCGGTAGTAGGCCGTCATGTCCTCAGTCGTCCATGTATCGACGCCCTCGGTAATTCGCGCCCCTGCCCACTTCTTCAAAGTCTCCCATTGCCCACGATACCGCCGCGCCGTGGATTCTGCTATCGTCTGCTCCCCTTCATCCAAGAACGCACGCGCAACCGATTCGAGGCTTGGGGCCGTCTCGATAGTCTGGAGGCCCGCAAGCCGAAGGATCTCATTCACCATCTCCATGGCCTTTTCGCGGGACAAATTGCCAGCTTTTGCCTCTCCGCTCGCCCGCTCCAACATCGCCGCAATGCCTCCCGCCGTCGCCTTGTCGGTGACGCCAGTGGATTTTTGTTTCCAGATCCATGAGCCCGCTTGAGCGTCCCACGCACGGAACGCCGCAACCCATACTTCTGACCCTTTTCGTTGGAAGACTGTAGCCATGCACAAAGACCGCACAAAATGGCGGTTCTCTGCACAAAGGAGCCCACAAAATATGAATGCGCCATGAAATTCTATGAATGGCGTTGGTTTCATTACACAAAACACAACGCGAGGCATTTAACATGGTGTGAAACGCCGTATCCTTGGGTTTTTCCGGCTGGATTCTTACCAGAGTGGAGCTAAGGGGATTCTCCACGTTCCTTGAGTTTACAGGGATTGCCGATCAACTGCACAAAATTCCGCACAGCATGTAATGCTTGTAATGCTTTCACACTTTATGTAATATTGTTTCATGAAAACCGCATTTCTGCTTGTGCTTGCCGTTTCTGTCTCGGTTTCTGCTCAAGAAGCTGGCTTGTATGTTCGCCGTCCGCAGTCGGAGGTTGCGAGCACGGTGAAGCCGCAAGCCGCGCCGGTTGATCGACTCACCACACTGAAAGCCGCGTACGCTGCCGGAAAGACAATTCAGCTATGGTCCCAGGAGAAACAGAACTGGTTTGATGTGATCGGTGAACCGCGATGGAATAGCCGTCCCGAATGGTATCAGGTGAAGCCTGAACCCGAGTCACCAAAGGAACCGCAGGTTCGCCCATCGCCCGAGCAACAAGCGCGGTGGATGGCAGAAGCACGGGAAGCAGCCAAGCCCAAGCCTGACCCTGTTTCCGAGGCGTTAAAGAATCTGCCGCAGTTCATCGAGGCAAAGCGCCAGCAAGAGCAGCAGGACCGCATTGAATCACTGCTAGAGCGACAAGCCTTCCTTTTGTTTCAGCAACAATACGGCCAAAAGTAGGGGTGCTGACTCTTGCGCTTTGGTTCCGGCATGGTGAAATGCCGGGATGGACCTCGAAACAGCCATTGATCAACAGAGGGCGCTAAACAGTGCCGCCTCTCGCTCGCGTCGCATCTTTCGCAAAAAGAGCACGCCGAAGCCGTCCGCCCTCGATGAGATCCGCGCTAACAGCCCCATGGCAAAAATGGGCCGAGCATTCGAGCAGAGCCAAGCGCCAGCGAAACGAGCATCCCGAGTAGCCGCCGCCAAAGAAAACGGCCAGTTCGACGCCATTCGCGAACGCTACAACACGCAGTACGCAGGAAAGTATTCAATGGATAAAGACGGCAATGTCGGCACATCTAATTCCTCGCCATCTGCCTCCAAGAAAGCAGACACAGCCACCCCACCCAAGGCAAAGACCCCGCTTCCGCCAACCATTGCACGCCCATCCGATCAAGCGGAAACGCCCAAGCCGACGCCGCGCCCAACGTCTGGAGTTATCCGCGACGAAACCGGCGACATCACCAGCAAAATCCAAGGGCGACTGGCTGAGAAGCGCAAGCCAATGATGCCCGCCGCGACCCCTGCCGTTGCTGCTCAACCTGCCGCACCGAAAGCGCAGACCGCAGGCGAGATGATGGCGGAAGTTGACGGCGCTATTGCCAAAAACAAAGACGCCGTTTCCGCTTTGAATAAGTCGTTCGCCAAAAAGCCCCAGGTCAGCCAAGCCGAAAAATCGCTTGGAAAGCCAGTCGTGGACAATCTCGACAAGGGCTCGAATTACGTCCCATACACGAAGGGAGAACCGCAATCGAGAAGCAAAAAGATCCGCATGGATTTCATTGATCGCGAAACCTCAAAAAGGACACCCGCACCTTCCCCGTCCACGCTCGCAAAGTCAGGAGGAGTTGGGACGGAATCGAAGACGGCACCCGCTGGAGGATGGGGTAAACTAGCAAAGGATAACTTTGACAAATCTATGGCCGCTGACTTTGGTCGCGTCGCTAAACGGGAAGCTGGCGAGGCTGTTGATGCAGGGAAAAACCAGATTGACAAGATAAATTATGCCCTTAATGTATTAGCTGCTTTGACAGAGCGGAAAGTAGAAAGCAAAGATGAGCTTGATAGGCTGTATAATTGGTATCAAGGCGAGGGCATTGCTGTTTGCAAAGTATCAATGTCAAGCGGCCTCGTGTTTGTAACGCGTAGAGAGCAAGATGGCGGGTTAGTTGCTGCATATTTTGGCGGAGAATCTGCCAACACAGATTTGGTGGTAGAATGATTGAAACAAATGCTGTAAAATCAACGAACAACCAATCAGCGGGAGAAGATCATGCCAATGTGCAAAGGCAAGAAGAAGAAAGGCGGGGAGTGAAGTGCTAGCCGTAGCCGGAGGGATCATTCTGGCATGGTTTGTGTTAGCATTCTTGCCTGAGTTACTTAAACTAGCGTGGTGGCTGATAAAGGCTGCTACGCTTTTGCTCCTTGTGTTTATACCGATTGCAATTGTTATGGGGTGGTGACATGCCTGCCGGAAGGCCTCCAAAGTTTAATACACCTGCTGACATGCAAGCGTCAGTAGATGAATACTTTGCCACATGCAATGATGATAATCCTCCTCTGATATCCGGCCTCGCCTATCATCTTGATATGACAACAGAATCTCTGAGGCGCTACGGAGAGGATGACGAATTTAGTGCGACAGTAAAAAAAGCCAAGCAGAGAGTAGAGATTGCACTAGAGAAAAGACTGCAAGCTAACTCACCTGTGGGAGCCATCTTCAGCTTAAAGAATAACTTTGGGTGGAAGGACAAGACTGAACACGAACTCACCGGAGCCGATGGCGGCGCAATCAAGACTGACAACAAATGGACGATTGAAGTTGTCAAATAAAGCGCGGTCTTAACTATGCCTAAGATGCGACTCCCCACCAAGCTGTTACCCCTTATCGAAAGACCTAAGCGATTCAAGATACTCATTGGCGGTAGGGGATCTGGAAAGAGCATGTCAGTCGGTGACATTTGCCTGAT